CGGCCGCCATTAGCGAAGCCCAAAATGCTGGTAAAGCTAAAGCCCTTGAGAGCATTAAGAAGTTTTTGTTGAAGGATCAGCTTTGCCATCTGCTTGATGACGCCGACCAAAGAATCAGCCAGTGACTTAGTGCCCTCTACTGCGGCAATGATTCCGTCAACCAGACCGTTCCTGAATGTGTTGTCTAGTTCTTCGTATTTAGCTTTCAGCGCGTCTGCATTTTCTTGCGCTCTCTTGTCTGCGGCCTCTTGCAAGAGCTTGTTTTCAAGTGTCTGGTGGTTGATCTGCAGCCTTTCAACCAGCGGCTTTAGTTCGTCCTCAGTCAGCTTGGGAAACTGTGTCTTCAGGTCGGCGATCTTGAAATCCAGCTCAAGCTGTCGACGTTTCTTGTCATCAACTGCGGTTTCAAGCTGAAACTGTCGTTCAAGCTGCTGGAGCAATTTGTCTTTTTGAGCAAGTTGTTTTTCCCTATCTTTTTCCGCTTGCGTTTGTTGCTTTGGCTTACCGCCGCCACCAAGCACGCCGCCTGTTTGCTGCACTGCGTTGGCGATGTCCACCGTTGGCTGTGTGATTTCACTGGTAAACCCGCCGCCCATTTCAGCCAGGCTCATCACCATGGCTTTGCCTTTGCCCAGCACCCGATCAATCAGGCCCTTTGCAAAATCCGGCAGCATGTCGTAGAGCCTGCCCAACAATCGCGGGATGGTCATGATCAACCCGCCGATCCCTTCGATGATCGTTGTCCGCAGCCCTTTGGTCAGGTTGATAACGGTCCCAATCACCCCACCGATGGCTTTGCCGATCACCTTGCCGACGCCGATGGCAACCTGCGAAATGGTGTTCAGTACACCAAGAAAACGCTGGAAGCCTTCCTCAAGCTGAAAGGCAATATCAAGGCTCTCAACGCCAAGGGCCTGGCCAATGGCCGATCCAATCTCGCCAACGGCTGCAAAGATTGCGCGGAACGGTGCGGCCGCCAGCTTGACGGCAGCGGTCAAGGTTTCGACCGTGACTGCAGCAACCTTGAACGTCTCTTTGATGACAACGCCTAGTTCCGATTGATCCGTAAACAGGTTTTGAAACGCCGTCGTCAATCGTTTCAGCTGCCCATCAATGGTGTTTGACGCTTCAAACGCTGCTTTCTTGGCTGCCCCCTGTGCGTTGACTTGATTTTCTAAAAGCTGGTTGAACTTCTCGGTGTCGTTCAGCAGCGCCAGGATTGACGGGCCAGCCTCTGTGCCAAACGCCTTGATGACTGTTCCGGCGTCTGCCCCTGAGTCTTTGATCTTCTGCAGCGTGCCCGCCAGGCCATCGCTCTGCAACGTTGCGCTGTTGATTTCAACGCCAAACTGTTTGAACTCCTGGCCAACCTTGCCCGCCGCCACCTGGGCAAAGGCTGTTTTCAGTGCGGTGAACGTGACTTCCGCGCCTTGGCCTCCAGCGGTGATCTGAGCCACAGCGGCGTTGACCTCCTCAAGCGGCACGCCCAGGGCAGCTGCAACGGGGGCCACCTTTGCAATGTTGGCCGCATACTCACCGATAACGATCTTGCCGTCGTTCTGCGTCTGGATAAAGCCATCCACCAGCTTCGCGGCATCTGCCGATGTTTTGCCGTAGGCGTTCAACACCGAAGTGGTGGCATCGGCCACCGTGTTGATGTCACTGAATCCACCAGTGGCACCTTGGCTGGCTGCCTTCAAGATCTTGGACGCCGAGGCCGCATCGTTGAAGCCTGCAGATGCCACGTCGTAAGCCGCAGCGGTCAGATCAAGGACACTGGCCTGTCCCGATAGCTCACGGCTGACATCACTTAATCGGCCACGCAGCTCCTCACTGTTGACGCCAAGAGAACGAACCTTTGCCTCAGAAAAATCCTGTTGACGCAGCACGCCAAAGACCTGGCCCAGGCTCGCCGCTCCAGCCACCACAGCAGTCAACGGACCCAATGCTGTGCTCAGTGCCGCGCCAAGCCCACGAGCACCTACAGCAGCCGCCTGAGCGCCACCAGCGAAGACCTTGAAACCTGCGCCAGCAGCTCTAGTCGAACCACCTGCACCCTTAACAGCAACTTCTAACCGTTCAACCTGTGCCCTAAGCGCAGCAACCTGGCGGTTCGCGTCTTTAGTTTCAACCCTGAACCTAAGGACGGATTCAGCCACGGCCTGACCAGCAGTAATTCAATGCTACCGCCGACTGTTCTTTGCGCGATCTATTGCCTTCTGTTCCTCTTCCGCCTTGATTTGATGGAAGGCCGCAAAGTAAACAAGCTCCGCATCAGTTAGTTCAGTGCGAAGCCTGCTTACGGTCATCCCTAGTTCGCAGGCCAAGTGGAACTCATAGAAAGTCCACTTGTCCTGCTTCAGTCGTTTTTTGCGTCTTCAAGATCGGTATCAGCACCAAGGCCAAACAGGAACAGCTCAACCTCATTCAGCACCGACTCAGGCAGCTCACGTTGCAGCTTGGGGGCATCAGCAGCGGCAAACGCTTTTGTGCCGTCTTCCAGCTCTGCCATCTGGCAAAGCATGTGAGTGGACAGGTCCAGAGCTTCTTCGCTGCCCGCAAGATTCTGGGCACGCTTGCGATCTGAACGGGTGATCGGCTTGAAATAAAGATCGACGATGGGGTCACCATCGCCGTTTTTAAGAACAAACTTCCGACGCTGGCTGAGATCAAACGCCCCAACCAGCAGATCTACGGTTCGTTGTGTCGCAGGCATCAAATACCGGAGGTAATAGTTCCGTTAGCGGTGAAGTTGACCGTGATCACTTCAATCTCACCTACGGTAGCACTATATTCAGCACCGGTAACTAGAGCAGCAAACGACATTTTTTTGTCGCCACTTTCGTCTAGGTAAAGCTCAAAATTTGCGTTTGCTGGGTCTTCTGTGGTCAATGCCTCGTTCAACAGATCCAACTTGTCGCCTGCACTGGGTGCGTCATAAAGCACTTCACAGGAGCCGGACCCACTGACCAAGCCGCCCACATAAGCCCGGAAGGTGTCGCCGTGGTCGGTGACTTCCAGGACTTCTTTTTCAACCGACAGAGACCAAGACCGCACGGCTGCGATCTCAGAAAGCGCAGCCCCAGCAGCGTCCTTGTCGAACTTGATGGTGCCCTGTTGTCCTCGATAAAAAGCCATGATCAGATTGCGGTGGTGATGGCACCGTTAGTTGTGAAATTAACGGTGATGATCTCGATTTCGCCCACAGTGGCCGATAGATCGGCCGATGTCACCACACCGTCGAAGCTGATTTTCTTGTCACCGCTGGTGTCTAGAAACAGCTCAAACGATGCGGTGCCTTCATCGGTCGCGGTGTTGATGTGATCAATAAACGCGGCCGTCTCATCAGAGGACGAAGCGGTGTAAATCACCTCCACGCTGCCGCTGCCCTGAATAATGCCGCCGACGTTGCCGCCGTAGGTGTCACCCATCACGGTGGTGCTCAGAACCTCTTTATCAAGGGTCAGAGACCAGGATCGGGTGCTGGTGATGGCTGAATTGCTGGAGCCTGCGTCGTCAAACTTGACGCTCCCTTCTTCGCCTCGATAAAAAGCCATAGGTCAGAGTTCCTCGATGAATTCAAAGGTCACACGGACCTGAGTCTGAAAGTAGCCCTCAGGAGCTGGTGAGGCCAGAACCTCTGGGCCGATAGGAGCGTCGAAGTAAACCCCCGACACGTTGACCCTATTGTAAAGGTCACGAACCCGTTTACCAATCACATAATTCGCGCCAGGGCCAACACCTGCAGCCGAAAAGATATTGATCACAACAACACCCACAATCCGGTTGTCTGAATCGCTGGTGCCGCCAAGGCTCAGAAACTCGTTGTTCCCGAAGGACGTAAGGCACTGCACCCAGCTGCTGTTTGGCGTCGGCGTGTAAGGCATGTTGTGAAACACCACCGGGATGACCGGGCTGCCTGCCAGCTCTGTGGCCAGCCTGGCTTCAATAACGGACCGAATGGTGTTTAGGTCTGCAGCAGCCATTAGGCCCTCCGAAGGATCTTCTGGAACTCGCCCTGGGCCCAGGTCTCAAGCTCCTTAGCAATCAGATCAGGGAACCCAGGCTTTGTGCCCTGCCGTGTTCTGTATTTGCCCTTCCAAGACGGTGGCAACGCGGTTCCGTAAATGTTGGGCTCGGCGTAAACGCGGTCGTTGATAACTGAGCCTTTGGGGTTTTTGTCGCCAGGCAATGGGGTTTCGCTTTGCCAGGAGTTTTGCAGCAGGCCAGTTTCACCCACAGGCGTGGCCACCTTCAGACGGCCTTCTGCCTCCAGCGTGGCCGCGGCAACAACGATCCGGACGCTTTCCTGCAGGTAGTCGGGGATGTCGCCTAGCGGGATCTCTTTGGCCATCGCTATGCCCTCAAGACGAACTCATACAGCAGGTCTACACCGTTCAGCTCCTCAACCCTGATGGTGATCACCTGATGCACCACGGTGCTGATGACGATCTTGTCCTTATTGTCTGGCCGCGATGCGAACTCAGACGCCGGGACCGTAAGGATCTTGTCGCCCGCCTGAATCAACTCATTGACCTCACGCAGGGTTACATCGCTAAGCGTGCCCGTATGCTCCGTGTCGGTGTTGGTCTCTGCAACCGTGCCGGTTGTGGTGTTGTAAGCGCCTGCAGCAACGCTGCGAAACGTCACCTCTGTGCCCACCTTGGTGAAGGCCTTAGGCAGTGCCTTTGCGATCAGATCACCAAGGGCCATTACAGCTTGTAAGCGATAGCAGCACCGGAAGTCAGTTGGATGCTGGTGAACACGCCGTAGATGACGGTACGGGCTACAAAGGTTTCGCCCGCCAAGGAATCACCTGTATAGCTATCAGCGGTGATTGCATTGATCACCGTGTCTTCTTTGAACAAGATCGCTCCGAAGCGTCCAGTCCTTGCATCTGTTCCGGTGATTGATTCACCTTGGCAGCCCATGTGCATTGGATCAGCTCCGTTTAACAGCGATGTTGCCTGGTCCGCTGATTCTAAGGCTGTGGAGATACCTTTCAAACATGGGCGGCACGCGATCAGCACCCACTGAGCCAGTCTTATCGGGCACAATCGAAACGCTACCCACTTGGATGCTCTTGAAGTCCTCAAGACCACCCAGACTGATGCCGTCTTTGTTGCTGTGTAGGTAGACCGCTAGCTCAATCTGAGCGTGCTTAATCTGCGACGGGATTTCTGTATCGGTGAAGAAATCGTCGGCGATACGAAAAGGAAACCCCGTTGCGTATGTGTTTATGTACGTCGATGGCTTTCTGACACCTGTACGCG